GGGCTGGTCGCCAAGGTGCGCCGTAAGCAACTCTCGTTCGGTGAGGGCTGGGAGGAGGCCATGCGCCTGGCGTTCGCCATCGAGGGTGACACCGCCCGTGCGGAGCTGACCGAGGTCGAGACCATCTGGGCGAATCCCGAGTCGCGCATCGTCGGTGAGACCGTGGACGCGGCGGTCAAGCTCACGTCCATCGGTGTCCCGCGCCCCGCGGCGTGGGAGTACGTCGGCGCGAGCCCGCAACAGATCGCCCGCTGGAAGGTCGAGGGCGATCCCGACGGGCCACCGTCGCAGGCGCGCATCACCGTGACCGTGCCCGCCACGCCCGAGCAGGCACAGCAGCTCGAATCGGGCGATCCCGTGACCGGCCCGCCACCAGGTGCACCGGGTGGTGCGCCACCGGCGCACGTGGCGGGCGCAACGACTTCAACAACTGGAGGCAGCAGTGGTCGATGAACCTGGCCAGACCGGCGCGACGCCGTCTGGTCCCGACCCCGCCAGCGGCGCGACGCCCGGCGGGCAGCAACCAACTGGCTCGGGCGCGACGCCCGGGGCGGGCAGCACAGAGGGCGCGAAGCCCGACACGTCTCTCGGCGATGCAGGACGCGATGCCCTGGAGAAAGAGCGAGGCGCGAGGCGCGATGCCGACCGCAAGCTCGCAGAGGCTCGTCAACGCATAGCCGACCTGGAGGACTCCGGCCGGACCGAGGACCAGCGGCGCGAAGCACGCCTCCAGCGTGCGCAACTGGAACTCGAACAGTCAACCAAGCGCATCCAGGAGCTGGAGGCGCAGGCAGCCGACAGGGAGCTGCGCGACCTCCGACGTGAGGTCGCGACCGAGGCGGGGTTACCCGCGTCGATGGCACAGCGCCTGGAAGGTAATGATCTGCGCACGCTCAAGGCCGACGCCAAGAAGCTCGCCGAGGAGCTGCACACCGGGACACCGGTGGGCGACCTCGGGATCGGGCGGGGCGGCGCGGCGAGTGGCCAGCGGAGTCGTGTGGACATGAACCAGCTCATACGGCAGGCAGCCGGTCGAGGCTGACAGCAGCGCGACGCGCTGTCACACGATGTGGCTTCCGCCCTCTCTCATTGACCGGAGGGTCAGTCACCCATGTCTTTTTCCAACATCATCAGTCGGTCTGATGCGACCGCGCTCATCCCCGAGGATGTGGCGTCCGAGATCATCAAGGGGCTCCCCCAGGCGTCGGCAGCGCTCGCGCTGTTTCGCCAGGTGCGGATGTCCCGCGCCCAACAGCGTATGCCGGTCATGGCCGCGCTGCCCGTCGCCTATTTCGTCAACGGCGACACCGGCCTGAAGGCCACCAGCGAGGCCGGGTGGACAAACAAGTACCTCAACGCCGAGGAGATCGCCACCATCGTGCCGATCCCCGAGGCGGTGCTGGACGACGCCTCGTTTGACATCTGGACCGAGGTGCGCCCCTGGATCACGGCCGCGGTCGGGCAGACGCTCGACGCCGCCGTCTTCCTGGGCACAAACAAGCCAAACACGTGGCCCACTGCCATCGCCCCCGCTGCGGTGGCGGCGGGCAACGTGGTCGCCCAGGGCACCAACAACCCCGCGGCGGGGGGTGTCGTCGGCGACATCTCCGACCTGTTCGCCGCGGTCGAGAACCAGGGCTATGACGTGAACGGCGTCATCGCCCATCGCCGGTTCAAGGGTCTGTTGCGCCAGGCGCGTGGCACGACGGGCGAGCAGCTCGGCGCCGCTGATCCGGGCACCGAGGTCGAGGTCTCTCCGGCGCAGGTGTACGGGGTTCCCGTCACCTACCCGCTGCGCGGGCTGTGGCCAACCGGCGCCACCCCCCATGAGATGATCGTCGGCGACTTCACCGAGGGCATCCTGGGCGTGCGCCAGGACCTCACCTGGAAGATGCTCGATCAGGCGGTGATTCAGGACAACACCGGGGTCATCCAGTACAACCTCGCCCAGCAGGACATGGTCGCCATGCGCGTCGTGGCCCGCTTCGCGTTCGAGGTCGCTCAGACCCCGACGCCCGAGATGCCCGCGGGCGCGTACCCGTTCGGTGTCATGCAGGGGGTGTGACGTGATGTCACCTGCATCCAAGTCCGAGCGCCACGCACCGCCCCCCGAGACCGAGAGTAAGGCGGCCGAGCCTACGGCCGCCATCACGGTCGGGTTCGCCGAGGGGGTCATCGACGGGAAGGCGAGTACCGGGCCTCCCGGTGTTCGCCTGACCGTGTCGGTCCCACTGGACACGCTGACGGAGATTGATTGGGGGGACACGGTTGACTCCCCGCCGGACATCTCGGGCAACTTTGTCGCCCACATCTACCGGCAGCCCGGGCCGAGCGTGGCGGTCACCGTCACCGACACCAGTGGGGCCACTGGCACGAGCGAGTCGTTTGAGCTGGTCGCGCCCGAACCGGCGAACCCGCCCACCGACTCCCACGAGGAGGCAGTGGACGCCGGGTATTGGGGTCAGCCACCCGACCCCAACCCGAATGACACCTACACGGTGGAGGGCGTCACGCCGTGACCATGCCGGACGACGAGGCCAGGGCGGCGCTGTGGCGCGAGCAACAGCGCCGCCTCCTCGCCTACCAGGCCGAGCTGTGGCACTCGCTGGCCGGATCGGCCGCGGCCCGGCAGGCGCTGATGGACGCCTGGGGGCCGATCATCGCCTGGCAACTGGAGCGCGAGGAGCCTGACCTCGGGCCCGAGGACTACCCACTGTTTGACCCCTATGGACTCTCTGAGCAGGTGAACGTGTGAGCCTGACACCGACCGTAGACGATGTCGCGGCCATCATCCGCGCCCGGACCAAGGACCGCAACGGCAACGAGATCGGGACCTTCAGCGAGGACACCCGGCCGACGGCCGCCCAAGCGCAGGAGGCGATCGACCACGCGGTCATCCTCGTGCATCAGAAGGTCGGGCCGATCGGCGACGGGCAGTGCGGCGACCTGGCGCGAATTGCGGCGGCCATCGGCGCCGCCGCCGAGATCGAGCTGTCCTATTACCCCGAGCAGTCGCGCACCGACCGCTCGCCCTACTCCTACCTGATGGAGCGCTACACCGAGGCGCTGGACGGAGTCGTGCTGTGTGTCACCGGCGACCTGCCCGGCATCGACCCCGGCACCGGTCAGACAACCGGCCTGGGTCGCGGCACCCTGGTGGCCACCTCGGGCGTGGTCAATGACTTCTACACCGGCCAGCTCTGGCCGCGCACCGAGGTCGTGCCCCACCCGCAACCGCTGAAGGCCGATGGCTGAGGTCATTCGTACCAACGCCCCCGAGGTCGCGGCCCACCTGCACGGCCTGGCGGGCAAGCTCGGCGACGTGGCCGAGCCACTGGAGCGGGCCCGCGACCTGCTGGCCGCCCAGGAGACCGAGGTGTTCGCCTCCTCTGGCAGCGCCCTGGGCGTCTCCTGGCCCTCCGCGGCCGAGCCCCACCGCAAGGTCGATCCGGTCCTGCTCGTGGCGACAGGGGCGCTGAGGGCGTCCCTGAGCGACACCAGCGCCGGGGAGGTCGCGTTTGACCGCCTGCGGTTCGGCACCACGGTGCCCTATGCGGCCTATCACCAGTTCGGCACGAGCCGGATGCCCGCCCGCCCGATCCTCGGCATCTCACCGACACTGGCCCGCGAGTTCCTTGACCGCCTCGGCCTGGTCCTGAGCGAGGGATGAGCGCCACCGGGTTCCAGGCTGAGGTCGGGCCGCTCATCACCGGCGGCGACATCGAGCACGCCGTCATCGACACCCTGCGCGAGTGGCTGCCCGCCTATCTGAGCGACGCCGAGCGCAAGCACGGCTGGGAGGTGGGCTCGACACCGACACCGCGGGGCTGGGTGCGCACCGGGCGCAACCTGCAAAAGCTCACCTCCGACCAGCTCCCCTGCATGGTGATCATGGCCGGTGGCATCTTGCAGGCGCCCCGCAAAGAGGGCGGCCTGGGGGTGCTGACCGGGGCCTGGGGGATCTCGGTGGCGACGATCTTCCACGCCTCGTGGGGCGCCGAGTCGCGTGACCACGCCCAGCTCTACGCCCGATGCGTCCAAGCCTGCCTCAATCAGCGGCCCCTGGAGGGCCTGGCGGCCAATGTGGACTTCCGGGGCGAGGTCTATGACGAGCTGGACATCGCCGACTCGCGCTCCTACAGCGCGTCGGTGTGCGCCTTCAGCGTGGAGGTCCGGGAGTTCGCCTGGGCGGATGGCGGCCCGCCCCCACGGGCGAGTGCTCCCGGTGACCCGACCGCACCGTGGGAGGACTGGGTCGAGGTGACCCAGACCGAGGTCACGGTGCAGAACACGCCGCCACCGCAACCACTGCCACCCCAGTAGGGAGGAGCACCATGTCACGTCCAGGCGTCGAGGTCACCTCGGCGACAGCGGCCCCCGCCTCTGGGGTGCCCACCGACACCTCTGTCGCGTTCATCGTGACCGAGGCGCAGATGGGCCCGGTGGATGGGCCCACCCGCCTGATCTCGCTTGATCAGTTCACCGCCACCTACGGCCAGCGCATCCCCGGTACCTACGGCTATGACAGCGTGGATGCCGCGTTCCACGACGGGGTGAGCGCGGCCTACGTCCAGCGGCTGGTCCAGGGCGCCGTCGCCGCCACCGGCGACGCCATCGCGATCACCGGCGGGGTGACCGCCACCCTGGACGCCGCCAACCCGGGGGCCTGGGGCAACAACGCCGCCCTGGACCTGGTCACCGCGCCCGGTGGCCTGACTCTCACCGAGCGCACCCGGGGCCTGACCTATGCCGAGCCCGAGCCCTACGCGGCGGGGTACATCGCCACCGTCTCGCTGGCGGGCAAGGCGGTCCAGACCTCGGTGCCACTGGCCACCGTGTCAGACCTCGTGGCGTTCCTGGCGGCGGGCCGGTACCTGCGCCTGACCGCCGACAACCCGACCGCTGCGCTCGCGGTCGAGGGGTCGGTGGCGCTCGCCGGTGGCAGTGACGGCACGCTGCCGGTGGCCGACGGCTCGCTGGTCGCCGACGCGCTGGCGCTCATCCCGCCCGAGCTGGGCCCGGGCCAGGTGACCGCGCCCGGCCGGACCGATGTCGAGTCACACGTGGCCCTGCTCACCCACGCCGCCGGGACGCAGACGGCGGGCGTCAACCGCGTGGCCTTCCTGGACGGTGGCCCCACCGACGACAAGCCGACACTGGAGGGCAGGGCTCAGGCGCTGCGCGGTGCGCTGGAGGACCGCTACGGCTCACTGTGGGCGCCGTGGGCGGTCATTCCCGGGCTGGCCCCGGGGACGACTCGCACCGTGCCCTGGAGCGCGATCCAGGCCGGGCTGTGCGCCCGGGTGGACGCGGGGGGTAACCCCAACCAGGCGGCGGCCGGGCCGTGGGGTGAGTCGCGTTACGCGCTTGATCTGACCGCCACCTACACCAAGACCGAGATGGAGGACCTGCTGTATGCCGGGGTCAACACGGCCCGGCGGGTGTACGGCAGGATCGAGGCCTACGGCTTCCGGACACTGGTCGATCCGGCCGGACCGCGACAGGAGTGGCGGGAGCTGAACCACGCCCGGCTGAACATGGCGATCGTCGCCCAGTCAGACGCCGTCGGCGAGGACCTGACGTTTGCCCAGCTCGACGGCCGCGGGCACACGGTCGCGAAGTTCAACGGTCGCCTGGCGGCCATGCTCAAGACGTTCTACGAGGCCGACGCGCTGTTCGGCGAGGACGTGACAGAGGCGTTCATCGTCAACACCGGGCCGTCGGTGAACACGCCCGAGGTGGCGGCCGACGGGCGCATGAAGGCGGTCCTGGCGGTGCGCATGTCGCCACACGCCGAGCTGGTCCAGATCGAGATCGTCAAATACCCGATCACCGTCGCGCTGGCGGGCTGACAGGAGGTAGGTGATGGTTGCTTCACGTGAAAACATGTTCGCGGTCACTGTGGCCGTTGAGGGCATCGGTGACCTCGGAGTGTTTGACAAGATGACCGGAGGCGAGGTTGACTCCGACGAGCAGAAGTACCGGCCGGGTGCGATGGCAGACCCCATCTCGCTCGGCGGCGCGTTGACGATTGGCAACGTCGTGCTGGAGCGCGCGTATCTGCTGGAGCGCGATCACCCGATCTGGCACCAGCTCGCCGCCCTGGCGGGCCGGGCGACGATCACCGCGACCAAGCAGCCACTGGACATCAACAAGGTGCCCTATGGGCGGCCGTTCGTCTACACCGGCAAGATGAAGCAGGTCGCGCCGCCTCCCCACGACTCGACCTCCTCCAATCCGGCGATGTTGCACATCGAGTTCGTGCCGACCGGGACGGTGGGCTGATGGGTCTCCAGGACGCAGTGGCCCTGGCGACCGGCCAGGAGTACGAGGAGGAGGAGACGGAGGAGACGATCGCGCCCGAGCGCCAGGAGGAGCCGGGCTCGGTGCTCGCCGCGGTGCGGGCCCGGGCCGCGCAACTCGCGACCGAGAACACGGTGGAGTTGGAGATCCCCGGCTACAACGGCGTGCTGGTCGGCCGCTACCGCGCCGTGTCGATCTCGCGGTTCTACACCCCGGGGTCAAACGGTCAGCTCCGCAACCCGCTCACCGAGTGGGGTGTCGCGGCCGACGCGCTGGCCACGGCACTGGTGGGCCTGTATGGGCGCAACCACCAGGGCGAGCTGGAGCCGCTGGCGTTTGATCGGGAGGTGCGCTTTGATGATGACCTCGTCGCCCTGCTCGGCCTCCAGGTCGCCCAACGGTCCGCCCGGGCGGTCCTGGTGGCACTGTGCGGTGGCGGGGAGAAGGGCCAGTCACGGCTCTGGTCGCACTTTCTCACCTACCAGACCTGGCTCATGGAAGGCGCGGCGCAGGAGGTCGCCGAGGACGCCGCGGGGGAATCCTGAGCGGCAACCTGCTCGACGCTTGCGCCGCGGCGGCGCTGTGCGGGGTGCCACTGGAGCGGGTCCTGGCCGGGGATGACGTGGAACGTGCGGCCTACCTCCGGGTGGCCAATCGAGCGGCCGAGCTGAAGGTGCAACTGATCAAGGCCGAGGCGGCGCATATCGGTGTCGCAGTGGCCCAGGCGTTTTCCTAGTGGAACAGAATCTCTCCATCATCATCGACGTGCAGGGCGGCCAGGTCGCTGAGGCGCGGATCACCGGCGTCTCCCAGGCGGTCGAGGGGGTTGGTAAGTCCAGCCAGGAGACCCAGAAGCAGACGAGCAACTTGCGCCAGCGACTCGGCGATCTCGCCACCGGGTTCGCCGTCTACAAGGGTGCCTCATTCATCAAGGGCGCGATCACCGAGACGACCAACCTGGCCAAGGCGACGGCCGGGCTGTCGCGCATCACCGGCATGGACGCCAAGACGGCGAGTGGCTGGGTGGGCGTGGCCCAGGAGCGCGGCATCCAGTCCAAGGCGCTCAACCAGGGGTTCATCACCCTTTCCAAAAACCTCACCTCGGCGCAACACGGCGGGAAGGCGGCGACTGACACGTTCCGCCAGCTCGGCATCTCGCAGGCGGCCCTGGCCAACATGTCCACCCAGGAGGCGGTGGGCAAGCTGTCAGACGCTTTCGCCAAGCTCCCGAACGGAGCGGACAAGGCGACACTGGCGCAAAAGCTGTTCGGCCGCCAGGCGCAGGCGATGTTGCCGTTGCTCAACCAGGGCTCGGACGCGCTCAACGGCCAGATCGGCGCGATGGGCAAGCACACCGGCATGACCAACGAGTCGCTGAAGTCGCAACTGGAGCTGGTCAAGGCACAGCGAGAATGGAACGCCGCGATGCTCGGGCTCAAGGTGGCCGTCGCCACCGCGCTGGTGCCGGTCATCACCGCCCTGCTCAAGCTCCTCATGCCACTCATCCAGGGGTTCTCCTCGCTGATGCAGTCCTCCACGGCGTTCCGAGTCGCGGTGGTGGCGATCACCGCGGCCCTGGTCATCTACGTCGCCACCATGAAGATCGCCCGCCTGGCCAACATCGCGTTCATGGCCTCAGCCGCGCCCTGGGCGGCGCTGGCCGTCGCCATCGCGGTGGCCCTGGTCATGCTCTACCAGAAGTGCGCCTGGTTTCATAACGCGGTCAATGCCGCCTTCGGCGGGGTGGTGGCGGCGTTTCGCTGGGTCAAGAACGCGGCCCAGGACACGTTTCGCTGGATCAGTCACAACTGGCCGTTACTGGTGTCGATCCTCGGTGGCCCGATCGCCGCTGCGGCCGTGCAGATCGCCACTCACTGGGGGCAGATCAAGAACACGGCCGTGGCTGCCTTCAACGCGATCAAGTCGGCGGCCCAGGCCGTGGGCTCGGTCGTCGGCTCGGTGCTGGGCGGGGCGTTTCGCGCTGTGTCCTCGGCCATCCAGGGCGTGGTGTCCGGGATCAACGACATTGTCAACGCGGCCCAGAAGATCGCCAAGCTGCCGAGTAAGGCCCTCAACGCGATCACCGGCGGGGTGAGCAGTGCCGCGTCGGCGGTCAACCCGTTCGGGCAACATGGCCTGTACGCCTCGCAGTCGGGGACCGCGATCGTCGGCGAGGCCGGGCCCGAGATGGTCACCCTGCCCCAGGGGGCGCGGGTGTCGCCCACCGTGTCGTCCTACGGCGGGCGCGAGGGCCGGGTCGTGGTGCCGGTCTACCTGGACCGGCGCCAGATCGCGCTGGCGCTCGGCTCCTACACCGCCGACCAGCAGGCGGCACGGTGAGCCCGTTCTACACCGCGCCGCTGTCGCCCGCGACCACGGCCAAGATCCTCTCCGGGCGCAACCAACAGGGGCACCTCACCGGCGGCCACACCGTCCTGATCTACGCCCTGACCACGGCGACGCAACTCACTGCGCTGCTCGGGCCCAGTGGCGGGCGCATCACCGGCGGATACGGCAAGTGGGAGGAGGTGGCCGTTCCCCGCGGGATTCCGTTCACCCAGTGGACCGGGCGCTCGCTCACTCAGATGGACCTGGAGCTGTTCATCGACCGGTGGGCCAGTGCGCAGTCGGTGGAGGGCGACATCATGAGACTGGAGACGCTGGCGATTCGCCCCGGCGTGGCGCCCGGGGTCACGCCCCCGCCGGTGCGCCTGGTCGGCGCGGTGCCCCACCCGGATTTCACCTGGGTGATCACCGGCATCGACTGGGGCGATTGCCTGCGCGACTCAGCGACCGGCGCCCGGTTGCGTCAGGCCGCCGTCGTGCACCTGTTGGAGTACATGGAGGAGAGGGTCGTCTCGGCCCTGCCCCCGCCGCCCCGCAAGTACAAGGTCAAGCGGGGCGACGATCTCAAGAAGATCGCGGCGCGAATGCTGGGCAAGTCGGCGCGCTGGCCCGAGATCGTCAAGCTCAACAAGGGGCTGCGCGGGTGGCGACTGACCGCGAAGCAGATCGGCAAAACGATCCTCGTCCCGGCCAAGTAGATGGCGAGCAAACCAGTCAAGAAGCCACCCGCCAAGCGGGCGCCGGTCAAGGTCCGCGTCCCGCAGCTCTCCACGGTGCGCCCCCCGAGCGCGGACCTGGACCTGTCGAACATCCGGCTCCAGGGACAGACGCTGTCGCCCGACCTGTCCAAGGCGATCATCGACGGGCAACAGGAACAGCGGGTGGACGGCTCCAGCACGCTGACCCTGACGATCTATGACCCGTGGCGCGTGTTCCTGCGCTCGGCGCTGATGAGCGGCAAGGTCACTCTGTCGTTTGACCGGCTGTCCTACACGCTGGTGAAAACCGCCACCACCGACAACGGGGTGACCCTCACCTTTGAGGAGACCGCGGTCAACCTCCTGCGCGGCTACACCACTGCGAAGAAAGCCGATCGGGCCAACACGACACGGGCCCAGTTCGTGCGCTCCATGATCACCGAGGTCAAGGAGGCGCGCATCCCCTATCAGATCCCCGAGGTCAACCAGCGCCAGCCGGTGACCGCGTCCAAGCAGACCCCGTAATGGCGACCGTCACTGTCAAGGGCGCGGCGGCCCGGGCCGAGCAGGTGACCAACATCCGGCTGTGTTGCCAGATCGGGAAGGCGATGGGCGCCACCTCCGAACATCTCGCCGGGGCGGTGGCGACGATGACCCAGGAGTCCTCGTGCGTCAACCTCAAGGGCGGGGACCGTGACTCGGCCGGGCTGTTTCAGCAACGCCCGAGCTGCGGGTGGGGCACCTACGCCCAGGTGACCAACCCCACCTACGCCATCCGCAAGTTCATGACCCCGTACCTGGCCGCGTGTCGCAAGGGCATGAACGTGCTGGCCGCGTCAAACACCGTCCAGCGCTCGGCCTTCCCCAGCGCGCCCGGGAAGTGGCTGCCCGAGGCCCGCAACAGCGTGCAGGTCGTGATGGGCGCCAAGGACTTCGGCGACACGACCTCGCTGGGGTTGTCCTCCACGCTCGGGCTGGACTCCAGCACCCGCACGCTCCCGTATGAGTTCAGTCGCGGTAACGCCGGGCAGCCGGAGAACTCCTGGGATTGCATGGGCCGCCTGGCCCAGGAGGTGCAGTGGCAGCGGTTCATGCGCGGGGGCGTGCTCTGGTTCGCCTCCGAGAACTGGCTCGCCCGGCAGACGCCGCGGTTCCTGTTCGCCGAGGGTGCCCAGGGCGTGCTGTCGATCTCCTTTGAGGCCGACGCCCGCCGCAACGCCGCCGAGGCCACTGTCACCGCGCTGGCGGGACGCTGGAGCGTGCTTCCGGGCGACGTGGTCAAGATCACCGGCCAGGGCCCGGGTGACGGCCTCTGGCTCGTGACCGACATCCAACGCCCCCTGACCGGCCCGGTCGCCACGATCCAGCTCAAGCGAGCCGTGCCCGCGCTCGCCGAGCCCGCCAACGCCACGACCACGACGACCAACATGGTGGGTGGCGTCGCGGTGGACAAGCTCCAGCCCTCGGCGATCGGCGGTGGCGCGGCCGGGGGCCCGGCCAAGGCACAGCAGGCCTACAACGCGGCCAAGGTGATCTCCGACCAGCACCTGCCCTATGTGTGGGGCGGGGGCCACGGCGCGGCGGCCCGGGCCTCGGGTGGCGGGTTTGACTGCTCGGGCTCGGTGATCGCCGTCCTGGCCGCCTGCGGCCTGGGCTATCGCGTGGGCGGGCCGGTCGATGTCTCGGGCACGATCGCGGCGCGGTGGGGCGCCCCCGGCAAGGGTCGCTGGTTCACGGTGTGGGCGAACTCCGGGCATGTGTGGATGCAGTTCACCGGCTGCGGCCCGGCCTGGCGGTTTGACACCTCGGCCTACGGCTCGGGCCCGAGTGGGCCCGCCCTGCGCTTCACCCCCCGCCCCACGAGCGGATTCACCCCCCGGCACTGGCCCGGTCTGTAGATGCCACTCCTGGACGAGCTATTCGCGGGTAAGCAGCGCCCGGCCTTCGCCCAGCCGCAGTGCTTCGAGGCGGTCGTGATCGCCACCTCGGCGCTCGGCTGCTACGTCACTCTGCCCGCCTATGACCGCCACCTGCGGTGGGGCCCGTGCCTGCCCGCCAACGCGGGGGTCAGCGTCGGCGACAAGGTGTCGGTGGCCCAGTCAGAGACCGGCCAGCTCTGGCTCATGGGCGGTGGCGGTGGCGGTGAGATCGGACCCGAGGGGCCACCCGGCCCGGCCGGGCCACCTGGGCCTCCTGGCCCGGACGCGCCGTCGGGAGCGGCGGGTGGCGACCTGGAGGGCTCCTACCCCAACCCGACCGTCAAGAGCGCGGGCTTTGTTTACAGCCAGTACACCGGGGGTGAGCTTGGCGTCCCCGACGCGAACTATGTGAGCGGGCCGGGGCTCACCCTCCCCGTGCTTCCCGTTGACGCGCTCTGGAAGATCAGCGCCGTGATCCTCGCCCGGGCCAACTCAGCGAATGACACCCCGGTCAGAGCCCGACTGGTCAACGGCGCGGCATCGGTGGAGTACGGCGTCGCATTCGCGCAGCGGCTCTACACCGGCGACACCAACCTGGCCGGGTACACCACGATCTCACTGCTGGGCATCGCGACCGTGCCCGCGAACACCGGGCCCGAGTGGGTCTGGGCTCAAATCTGCGCCTCCTCGTGGACCGGCGTTTTCGCATACGCCGGGGGCGGGACGCACAACATGATCATGGCCGAGCGAAAGTCCTGAAAGGAAACCCCACATGGCTCAATTCATCGCCAATTTCAGCATCGAGGCCGCGACCCTGGAGGAGGCCGAGGCGGCGATCGGCACCTGGGTGGTGAGCGCCGGGACGACACTCACGTCGCTCACCGGCATGGTGGCGTCCAGCCTGGCTCCGATCGACGTTGCCGAGGGCGGCTCGGTGGCTGACGGCGTCCGGACACCGTCACAACCGATGGACCCGACAACGTCACAACCGATGGAGCCGACCGAGTGACCGACATCCCGCACTTCACGTTGCCGTTTCAGTGGACGGCGCCGGGCACCGGCGGCGTGGCGGCGCTCACGTGCGAGCAGGAGTCGGTGACCGAGATCGGGAGCTGTTGCGAGGCGATCCTGCGGACCGTGCAGGGCCAGCGCACGACCCTGCCCGCCTTCGGTCGCCTGGAGCTGGAGTTCAACACCGACCCCGGCGTGGTGCGGGCCGCGCTGGCCCAGGCGCTGTTGCAGTGGGAGCGGCGGGTGCAGTCGCTGATCGAGGCCGCGCCCGACCCCGAGGACGCCGAGCTTCAGATCGTCCGGGCTCTCATTGCTCCAGTCGATAGCGAGGAGGGGAACCTGACATGAGTTTTGGCAATTCGCCCGTGGGCGAGCCCGAGGAGGTCACCGATCCCAACCTGGCCCTGGCCGCCAACGAGTCGGGGTACCTGGCCCCCGATGTCGAGGCCGACCAGACCGCGATCTCCCAACAGGTCTTCGCTGACCTGGCGGGTCGCGTGCCCGGATGGCAGCCCCATGACGGCAACCTGGACACGTGGATGGTGGAGTCCTTCTCGGAGGTGGGCGCCGAGATCCGCTCGCTGGCGGCCGACGTGCCCGCGTCGATCTTCACCACCTACGGCGACCGCATCCTCCAGGTCCCGCCCCAGCTCGCCACCGCCGCCACCGGCATCGCG